TCCTCCATTAGTTTCTTGGAGGCGTTGTTAAGGTCCACAGCCTGTCTACTGCCGTCATATCCGGGCCTACGCTTTTGAGCCTCCTGCGCGAGGATAACCCTATTGCGCGCTAAGTTGGTATCTTGCAGATTTTCGGTAATCTGGTCCTTGTTCACCTTGTCGGCATCGGAGTCACCCAGGAGCGACTTACCTTCGGGCGACATAGCCACCCTGTTAAAAATTCTCAGCGCGGTGTTAGCTTCCGGCCCTCTCTGGGGCAGCTTGTTCACGTCATTAGTGGACAGCGCATCGAGCAACGCTTCGCGGACACGGGCGTTCAATTGGCCGAAAGAACCATCATCCGTGAGCATCTTACGAAATTGCTCGCTACGGTCGTTCTGCGCCGTTTCGTAGAAACCCCGCCTCTGCCACATGGCTTGCACTTGATCGTCAAGCGTCTTTAGGACTACGCCGAGGCGGTCATACTGCTCCGCAGGAGTACCGCCCATCTGGACGGAGTTACGCATCTGGCGGATAGAGTCGCCCGCGATATCCGTCTTAACGACTTCCTTTTCCCGTTCTTCCTTCTTCGGACCGATGAGCCCCGCGATCAACTGGATGCTCTCGTAGGCAAGGAACACCGTGCCCAGAATGGTTCCGGCAGTCCCTATAGCGCCGAGGGCACGGCCCGCCATGCTCTGCTTAACTAGAGCGCCAGAGGCGTCCCGCGTGTACCGCTCCATACTGCCCGCGCCCAATACTCCCGCTCCGGCTCCGGGACCGTTAGCAATAGTGGAAACAGGGCCGTTCACCTGAGTTACCCGGCCTCGTACCTGCTGTCCGTTGAGGTCGGCCATCTGGTAACGGTCGAGAGTGCCCGATACGGTACGCCCGCCGATACCTCCGGGAGTACCGGCCTGCACGGCCCAACTACCGTTGTTGCGCTGCGTAACCGGAACTTGCCCGTAACGCGGATGATCCACGAAGGTGCCGGTGACGGAGGTCTGCGGGAGGACAGTGTTGGCGAACCGCTGTCCCGGTCCCACTTGAAACATGCTCGCGCCGGTCATGGTTACCGGGTTGTTTACACGAGCGCGAGTCTGCACGGGAGCGCCGGTATCCGGGTCAACCCCGAACGGACCGTACGCTACTCGCTGGTTACGCCTAGCGCGCTCTGCGGCACTCTGCGAGAACGGCAGGCCCGTATTCTCGTACGCCCGCGAAGCCGAAAGCGCCATACGATCCAGCCGCAGGGCTGACGTGGCCCGCAGCACTTGCTGGGCCTTAACCAAAGCGTACACCCCCGCGACTATCAGTGGTAGCGTGGTGAGGCTGGACTTCATGCCGCTGTCCATTTCGCGCCACCACAGAGTGGCGTCGATGACCGCGTTAGCCACCGTCTTGATAGCCGGGGCCAGAGACTCGCCCATGGTAAGGCCGAAATCGTTGGCAGCGTTACGCGCCTGTGCCATGGAGCCAGACAGCGTAACCATCTGTTTCATGGCTACTTCGACGGCACTCTGCGTGCCGGTGATGCTGGCGCGCATGAACTCCATGTCGTTCCTGATCGAGCCCGGGGCCATACCCCGTCGCCGCTCAGTATCCTCGATCTTACCGAGCTTGCCCGGGTCTTCCAGCTTCATCTGCTCGCGGTTGTACTCCTTCGTAGCGTTGATCAGGGCTTGGAAGCCCGCCAGCGCTTCGTCCTCCACGACGACCTTCATGCTGGCGCTGTCCGGGTTAACGTCCCGGAAATCCGACAAGATCGCCTGCAGCGAGCGCAACTTACCCGTCGTGGTCTGGGTGGCGATGCCCATCTGGAGCAACGCTTCCTTGGCGTTACCAGTGGGGTTGGCCAGACGCACCATGACGTTACGCAGGGCAGTACCCGCCTGCTCACCGCGAAGGCCGACGTTGTACAGCAGCGAAAGCTGGGTAACCGTCTCTTCGATCTCCTGCCCGAAGGACGCGGCGACCGGGGACACCTGACGCATGGAGAACGCCAGCTTTTCGATGGTGGCCTGCGACGCATTGATCGAGGCCGAGAATAGGTTTGACACCCGCATGGCCGAGCCTGCCGCAAGGCCAAACGCAGCGATGGACGAGGCCACCGTATCGGACACGATAGCCACATCGGACAGCGTGGCCTGCGCTAGCAGCAGCACGCCCGTCATGGCCGACATGGATTGCTTGACCGACATACCCGCGCTGGCGAGGAAGTACATGGCCTGCGCGCTCTCGTTGGCCGAGAACTTGGTAGCCAGCGCAAAGTCCCGCACCTGCTTGGACATTTGCGAGAATTCTTTGGAAGTGCCCCCGGCGACGGCGTTCGTGAGAACGAGCGTCTGCTCTAAGGCGGCAAATTGGCTCACAGAGTGGGAGATCATGCTGACGGCTACGCCAGTGCCCATGATGCTGCGGCTAAGAAGCCCCATCTGGGTGTTGGCCGCCATCGCCGCCATGGCAAGCTGGTTGAACTGTCCAGCTTGCCCGTATCCGCTTTCGCCCGCCATCGCTATCTCCTCAATACACTGACGCCCCCGCCACTGCTTTCAGTGGTAGGAGCGGCTTTTTGGTTCTTAAGGAATTGCACCCTGTTTAGGGCACTCCCGAACCACTGCATTATGGTTAGATAGTTAGACGCTTGGTCGCTCATCCCGCCTGTGTGAGGCATGAACCCTGCGGTCCATCCGTTGTAGGCTTCGACCAATCGGTTCCACCACGGCGTGTCCTGATAGATGGGTCGCCGTGGGCAGTCATCGCGTGGCTCGCCGTCTAGGTCTGTCCACCATTCGAATGCCCCGGGGCCGGTGCATCCTCGTTCGGCTTGTCTCCCGTCTGCGATGCACCGGACGCAGTCGAGTTTGTCTCCGTAGAATTCGGAGGCGACAATAGCTGTTTCAATTTTTTTTGGGTGGCCTTGGTGGCCGTGTTCCTTCCCATGATCTCCTGCCCGAGAAAGTTGACGACGTGCGGCGGGAGGGTAGCCATGCACTCGTCATCGACCACCATAAGCTGGCGACCGTGGATCACGCCGACGACCTGACGGAAGGGGATTTCCGCGTTGTTCTCGTTGCGGAAGTTGCGCCAGCCCCGGATACCCGCGCGGCACAGATCGGTGTTGATCTCCAGCCCGCGCGTGACGGCCCGGAATGCGCCATCCTTGGTGAGTTCCTGCACCTGCAGACGATCCATGCACGAATTGCGCACGTCCACATCGAGAGCCCCGATAAGGAAGTAGGTACGCTCTTCGGCGGGGGTGGACTCGTCTTCGGGGAGATAAATCTCCTCCGTCTCTGCTTTGTTCAAACCGATGATCGGCATTGCTGTTGCCCTTTCTGGCCCCTGCTATGCAGTTTGCAAACGGTTGCAAACCTCATACCCGTCACTGTGCACGGTGTGCTTGAAGATTTCAGTCCCGGGGTTCGCGCGCATGATAGGCTCTGCCTGCCCGCGTGTCAACTTCTTTGCGTAGACCAACAGCACTTTCTTGCCGTTGGCATCCACGATGTCTGTTTCCCTGCCCACTAGGTAAGTTACGATCTTCATGGGATCAGGTACTCATTTTGCAACCGGTTACAGTTACGCCCACCAGTAGTTGATCTTGGAGCCCGCAGCCGTGCCCTGCAGCGTAACGCCATTCGGGGAGTCGAGGGCGTAAGTGCCGAGGACGCCAAGCAGAATGGAGGCGTTGCCGAGGACATGCGTAGCGGCAGCGGTGGCGAGCGCCGTGCCGATGGTGTTCGTGCCGCCCCCGGCCGCGCCGGTAATATCGACACGGATTTGGTCTTGCTTGGCCGTGCTGTAGCCAGCGTACGACATGGCGTCTTCGTAGGACAGCACCAGCAGGAAGGTGTCGTTCCCGGTTTTCACGACGTAGTAAGGGGTAGCAGTGAGCAGCCCAGCAGGAAGGGCGACGGTGGTCGTCAGGTAGTACGGACCGTCACCCGTGACATACGGATGCCCGACCTCGGTGATTTCGTCCGTCGCGACGTTCACGTCCGCGTCAGCGAAGGTGTTGATGAGCATCTTGCCTTGGCGGACACGCGCGCCGATGACCTCGACGTTCACCATGAGTACGGTGCCACCCCGGGTCGGACGGGCCACGTACACCGGGGTGACGCCCACCACGGTATTGACGTTCATAGAAAGGGGGATACTGTCGATCATAACGATCTCTCCTGTTAGCACATGACGAAAGGGGCCACCATCTTGCGGACGGCGGCCCCTAATATGTCTTTACTGTCTGCCTTTTCTAGCAGGCGACCAGCCGGATTTCGTCGTCACCCGCGTCGCTGTCCCGGGGGAAGCCGAGCGACATGTCGAACACCCGGTTGCCGTTGCGATCCGTGTACTGCACGTTGCGCACCTGAGCCGACTCCGACATGAACCGGATGATGTTGCCCGGCGTCGTGCCGACACGCGCGTTGAAGCGCAGGAGCGGCGAGGTGGTGAGGTAGCCCCACGCCGGGAACAGGTCTTCGCTGTCCGCCTCGGGGTTCAGGCCGCCGGTCGGGTTACGGGCGGTAAGCTGCCCGCCCATGTAGCCATCCGAATGCGAGACGCTGTCGCGCGGCTGGATGGTGATGCCCATGTCCACGGTCCACGACTGAGCCCGCAGGAACTTGCCGACGCCCAGCGCGAGGGTGGCGAGTTCCACCTGTGCCGGACGGCTGCGTTCGTACACCGCCGTGGTGGGGAGCGCCGCCTTGTACGCGGAAGCGTACTGGCCGGTGAAGGTGAAGCTCGCCATGGCAAGCTGCCCCGCCTCGCAGGTGAACTGCACATTGCCACGGGCACCCGTGACACGATGCAGCGCACCATCGAAGAAGACGGCGAACGTGAGGCTCTCGAAATTCGCACTGATCGGGGAGTAGTGGACACCGACGACACGGGTGTCCGTGAAGTAGCTGTCCCCCAGCACGAGCGAGCCGGTCCACGACGGGGTGACGACGGCGAGATTGGCCCCGCACACGAGGCCGGTCACCGCAGTGGTCACGACGACGCCAGCCGCCGCATTGGTGAACGTGACGGTGACCACGCCAGCCGCAGAGGCTTCGGTCCACAGGGAGCCCGGGTCGGCCGCCGAGATTGCAGCCGTGAGCGCCGTAGCGATAGCCGCAACGCTGCCTTCCGCGCCGGTGAGGACATAGGAGGCGCGGTAGCCACCGAGCGTCACCACGATCATGTCACCGGCGCTGCCCGTGCCGACAATCGTGAAGGTGGGGATCAGCGCAGTGCCGCCGACAGTGACGGTAATGGCCGGGGTGCCCGGACCGAACACCTGCGCCGAAATCTCCTCGGAATTGAGGAGGGTCGGGTCATCGATGTCACCCGGGTTGCCCGTGACACGGATTTTCGCCGTGGCCGACGCGCCGCCGAGGACGACCGTAAACCGGTAACGGCCATGCCCCGTCGCGCCGGGAACCGTGGTCTTGGCGAAGGTGACAGCGGGGCCGGTGTTGGTCGGTTCCGACGTGATGTTGGCGATCTGCGTAGCAGCGCCAGCGGTGACGGCGGTGGCCGCAAAGCCGCAGCCGCGCAACAGCGTGCCGAGCTTGGGGGCGACGCCCACGGTGCCGCTGCCCTTGATCTCGTGCCGGAACGTGACGGTCACGATCTTGCGGCCCATGGACACGGGGATGGTGGACAGCGAGGCGCGGAAGAAGTTGCGCTCCAGCACAGTGGAGTCGACCTTCAAGTCCACATCGCCGACGAGAAACGCGTCGGTGGTCGGGACAGGCAGTGCGTCCGTGTTGAACGTACTCTCGATCTTCGCCAGCATAAGCGAGCGCTGGGTCAGAGGGGCGTTGGCGACAGTCATTGGTTACTCCGTTTGCAATCGTTTGCAGAATTGAGGGGTTGCCGGGGGCGGGCTTACTTGTCGTCCCGGACCAGCGCGCCGGTCACCGGATGATAGTGGAAGGAGCCCGCCTGCCCGTAGAGCGGGTCGAAGTGCGGGGGCGGGTCGGGGAGCGCCACGGTCGGCGTAACCGGGGCGACGATTTCCGGCTCAACAACGGGCTCGGCAGGCGGGGTAACGGGAGGCATGATTATTCCTCGTCAATCGTTGGGATGGAACTTGTACGGATCGCCATTAACGTGGCGGTAAGTTACAATTAGGTTCAACACACCCGACGGAGCCTCTTCCTCGGCTCCCTCGATTTGCGGGAAATTACCGTCCTCCCTCACGCCGATAGTCAGGCCCTCCGGGTGGTCTGCCGTGGGCATACGCTGCACCTCGTCGGACTTGCCTGTGAGACGTGAAGTCAACTGCGCCAGATAGTATCGGAACAGCCTAAAGGTGTCCACATCTTTTTTATCGGGCAACCAGCGGAATTCCACCGATATACGAAGCTCTTTATCCACGTACGGGAACAGCAGGGCGATAGGAGTTTCCTCCATTTCCACTATCCCGACGACAGGATTTACCTCTGCCGGAACGGCCACTGTGTCCCCGAATACAACCTCGTTGAAGAGGTCGCCATGCGAGGCGTTGCTGTCTCCGACTGTGGAGTAGGGATTGGGGATGTCTGCAATCGTTTGCAGAATGCGGTACATGATGCGGTCCCGGCACGTCATCGGCGGGATGGCAACGGTGTAGTCGGGGATATCGATGGACGTAGCCATAGCTAGTAATACCTCGGGGTAAGACGGCCAGCGTGGTTCACCGCGTCGGGCACCCGCACTGTGTTCTGCGGCGAAATGTTCTTGGCTGCGATATACGCGCGCACAGTCGCAGCGGCCGAAACCTTGGTGCCACTCTTGGCTGCAGCCTGCCGTACCTGTAGCAATTGCTCCGCTGCCTTTACACGCTTGGCGTAGGCTTGTGCCATAGCGGTGCGCAGGATTTGCACAACCTGCGAGTACAGCGCGGGAAACTGGCGGTCGTACTCGTTACGGATAGTGCGGGTCGCCCGAACCTTGACCATCGGCATCAGCAGATACAGGAAGGCCAGCCGGTAGGGCGTCCCCCGCTTGCGCGAGTACACGATGTACTTGCGGCCGGTTTGTTTGTTCGTCCACACGAAGGTCTTGAAGCGGTTCCACGCGCGGGGGCCGGTGCGCTTGGGCGTGCCGTCAGGGTTCAACCCGTCAGCGATGGGTATCGCAAGATAGCGCGTGCGCTTAGCCCGGATCGTCGCCCCATATTCATGCGAAGCCATGGCGGGATCGACGTAGAAATAGCCACGGATTGACGCGAAACTGGTGCCACCCGTTACCCGGGCGCTGCCACGTATGATCTGCTTCCGCATGCCCGTTTTTCTGTAAGGGAAACGGTCGCTAGCCCCCCTTGCCACACGGTTAAGGAACGTATCGAAGGCGCGGGCTACCCGTGGCGCAGCGATTTCCTCGACGGCCATTCCCTCGGCCAGACGACGCAGTTCCCCGATGCCTGTCTCCGGGATACGTGCGTTAACTATCTGGACGCGAGCGGCCATTATCCCCGGCCTACCATCGTGCGACGTTCCCCGCCTTGCAGCAGGGACAGGGCCTCGGCCACGAGGATGCTTTCCTTCGTGTACTTGACGGTGTCCTTGTTGTTGTCCGTCTTGCTGTCCTTGCCGATGGCAGCAGCCAGATTGCGCCGGATCATGTGGGCCACCTGTATGGCGCAAGCCGTCGCGATGTTGTCGGGCACAGACACAATACCCGTGCCGCTGTCCATGGCGAAACCCGCCGTATAGACCAGCTTGATCCCCCGCTCCGAGTAATCGGTGCAGATGTTCAACAGCATCTTGGGGCTCTCGTACTGCGGACGCGGGTCCGTCAGCATGTAGTCGGTGCCCGACACCAGCGGGATGTAGTCGGCGGGGTGGATGCCGTTCACGTCATACGTCGCAACCGGCGTGACGGAGAAGTCCACATTGCGCTCGGTGAGGGTGTACAGCGGGGGACGGAGGTCGGAGGCTCCCGGCGTCCTGAAATATTCGGTGTAGGAGCCTTTGATCCAGTTGCGGCGCGTGTGCCCTTGGATGACGCGAGTCACCCCCGGCAACAGCGCAACGATCTCGGCCTCAAGGTTGATAGCCCCGCCGCGCAACTGCGCCTTGACCTTCTCAGCGCTGCAGAAAATGGGCTCGGGCATTGTATTCTCCTAAAGCAAAGGCGGCCCCCATTTCTGGAAGCCGCCCCGCCTACATGGTGCCCAGCCTAGCGGGACTGGACACGGTTGAACGGACGACGAAGGGCAGGGGGCAGGACTTCGCGCACCGGACGCTCGTTCTTGCCTTCGTTGAGGATTTCCTGCGTGGGCACTTCGTACACGACGCTGAAAAGCATCGCGTCGAATTCGCGCCCATCGAGTTCGACCACCGCCGAGAGTTCCCGCAGCTTGGCGGCGAGTTCCTTGTCCACGACACGCGGACGGCCAATGGTGAAGAATTCATCCTTGTAGCAGTAGGTCTGGCCCCGCTCCAGAGTGGCGATGTACGCCTTCTCGGTGGGCTCGACCTGCGTCTTGGCGGCAACGGCCGGGGCAGTGCCAAGCGTGCGGAACGCGCCTTGGTTTGCCGGGCCAATCTTGGACAGGCGGCCGGGGAGGCCCCGGATCGGAGTGGAAGGCTTAAGTGCCATGAGTTTATCTTTCCTATTAGGGTTTATGTTGAAACGGTTCGGGGGTTTGCAATCGTTTGCAAACCCCCGCGCCGGTCGGCGGACTAGCCGATGTTGATGGCCTTGACGACCATGTCCTCCTGTTCGAACTTCGTCGCGATGCGCAGCGACACGACCACGAAGATCGAGCGCTCACGGGTGTCGCGGTCGAACTCCATCCGGATGTCGCGCTGGACACCCCAGATGATGTTGCGCGGGTCCGTCAGGATCGCGCTGGACGCGGGCATGACGGACGCCGAGGTCATCGGGACGCCGAGGACGGCGACCGGCGACTGGCCGGTGAGGAGCGCATCGCCCAACTGCGTCTGGCGATTGGCGACCTGCATGCGGTAGTCGATTTCCTTCGTCTTGGCGACGAAATACTGCATGCGGTTGAGCAGCCGGTGGTACTTGTTCGGCAGCGCCTTGACCATGTTGCCGAAGAGGTTCGGGTTCACGACCTGCCCGGCGTGGTTGACGATGTTGGACACCGTCTGCTTGAGGATGCCGTCCTGCGTGGCGAGGTAGGTGTCGCCCGAGGCCGTGTCACCGAGGATCAGAAGCTCTTCGAGGTCGAGGGCGATGCGCTTCGCCATTTCCTCCAGAAGCGTCTGCTGGAACTGCGTGCCGTCGATGGCACCGCCCTCGATGTTGTCTTCCAGCACCTCGTAGGGGAGGTCGAGTTCCGCGATGTACTCGACCGTCTCCAGAGTGAGGCGCTCCAGCGTCGGCATGGCGCGCTGCGACCGCAGCAGGGCGCGGGGACCTTCGTCACCGGCACGCGGGCCGCTGATGACGCCCTGATTGGCGGGGCGCAGCAGGCGGGACGTGAAGCCGACCTTGCTGATCTCCATCTTCGGGCGCTTCATGGCGACGACACGGGCCTTGTTCAGGATCGTGGGTTCGTCCATGACGAGACGAAGGAAGCGGCCTGCCTGCTCGGGCTGCATCATGCCCGCCCCGTTGATCAGATCGGCCAGCGACGTATCGGCCTTCTGCATGATTTCCAAGGGACTCATTTGACTTTCTCCAGTTGCTTTGAACTACGTGGCCTATTAACGGCCGGTGAGAAATTATGCTTTAGGTAGCGTAGTTCTAGCGACTGCCGAAGCCGAGGCCACCGGCGAGGCCGAAGCGGCCGAACAGGTCCTTCTCGGTGACTTCCGGGGTGACCTTCTCGATCTCGGCGTCGAGGGCGGCCTTGCGGGTCGGGGCGCGCTTCTCGGCGTCATCCAGTCGCTTGGTGATGCCTTCCTGCGTCGAAACGAGCTTCGTCACCGTCTCGTTGAGCGGGGCGACGAGCGCGCCGACCGCCTTGCCGACCGCTTCGGCAATCGAGGCCGACATGTCGACTTCCTTGACCGCCTTGACCTTGACGCCCTTGAGCGCCGGGTCCTTCTCGTCGTCGCCTTCGGCCGGGATGTTGGCGGCGTCTGCAAACGATTGCAAAGCGGCGTCGGTCACGTCCCCGGCGTTCTTCTCGATCCACGTATCGATCATGGTCTTGAAGGCGACGGCGGCGGAGTCCTTGTCGATGCCCTTGATGGCCTTCTCGGTCGCTTCGGACGAGAGGGTCACGTACAGATTGGCGACGCCCTTGACGAGCTTCGCCATGCTGCTGCCGATGTTGTCGATGTTGGCGCCCATGTCGCCTTCGCCCGCGTCCTTGATCACGTTGGCGATGGACCGGGTGACGGCGAACATGATGTCTTCCATGCCCGGCGGCAGGCCGTCCTTCATCCCGGCCTTGAGGATGTCGATCGGGTCCTTGCTCTCGTCGTAGTAGGCGTCGTACCACGAGAAGCGCTTGATGTTGACGAACGGGGCGGCCAGCTTCGACGCGCTCTCGCCCTCGTCGCCTTCGCTGTCGTCTTCGTCGTCGCTCTCGGGGGCCTTGATCTTGCCGACGAACGCGAGCGCGCCCTTCTCGCAGGGGACCTGACGGATGTCGGTGAGGTCGGCCTCGGCCAGCTTGGACGCCGCCGTGAAGAACAGGTCGTCCTTGCCCTTCGAAATGGTGATGTCGCCGTCGAAACGGTTCTTGTCGAGATACGCCTTGACAGCGGCCTCGGTCGGGTAGTTGGCGACCGGAAACGTCATCTTGAGGATGGCCTGATCCTTGGAGCCCTCCTGTCCTTCGGTCTTGGCGACCTTGGTCGTGGCGGGCTTGAGGGGCAGCTTGACCTTCATGGCAGTGACTCCGTTGGGTAGGTGGGATTTGACGACCGAGAACGGCGTCTGGTTCGCACCGTGATCCACTAGCGACACGTAGGTCGGATTGGGGTCACGGAGCAGACGAACACGTCGTGTAACGATCTTCGGCTTGACTCGCATGGCGATTACACCAAAAAGAACCGATGTTGGTGGAAGTCAACCGCCTTATCGGAAGGCTCTTCCGTAGCCGTCCCGTAGCGAATTACATGATAATGGCCGTCGTCGGTAGAAGTCATCCCGCCAACTACTTTGCCTTCATCGTTAATCTTTAGCGAATAATAGTGGTCGTGTCCACCACTTTTTTCCACCACGCCAAAAGCGAGCGGCGTGATCTCCAAATCCACGAGTGCGTCTTGCTTACGCACATAGGCTTCGACGGAGTAGCCGCCGAGCTTACCGCTCTTGCAGTCGGCCCATGCGTCGTCATCGAACAGCTTGGTGCCGAGTACCCAAGCGCCTTCGGCGTATTCCGGGTCGTCCTTGCGGGCGATGAAGCTTTCCACCGGGGCGGCGTGCACAATTTTGTTGTTGTGCATGATGTCGATCATAGCGCCCTTGTTATCGAGCAGCCACGAATGCCCCATCTTGCGCACGTCGATGTGGAGCATCATTTCGCCGTGGGTGTCGATGACATGGGGAGCGTAGACTTCCCCCATTACGATCCGCTCGTCCTCGATGAACTTCCGGGTGCGCACCGGCATGAGGATTTTGGACAGGCCCTTGCGAGCCATTTCCGGCGGTGTCTGATAGCGCCGCACAAGTTCCGTACTCGGCCGCCAGAGCGGGACATTGGCCCGCTTGATAATGTCAGACGGCTTCATCGAGCGCCCCTTCGGAAATGGCGTTGCGGATATCCCGGGTGTGCATCTTGAGTTCCCGTCGAACCATGCGCTGCATGGCGATGAACGACGCGGAACCCGGGCCGGTAGCCGGGGGCGCAATGAGCTTGCGCGCTAGGGGCTTTTTCCCGGCCGTGGCGGCGGGTTTGTTGTCGTTTGTGGGCTTGGCCCCCGCCGCTGCAGGAGGCGCGGCAGCCGCCGTTTCGACCTGTGTGATATAGTTTTCGAGGCCCTTTACTTTTGCACCCGATTGCAAAGCGTCTAGCGTCAGGCCGAAGGGCATATCGCCCCATTCTTCCTTGATCGGCTCGATCTGCACGTCCAGCATGCGGTTCGCGATCTTGATCACGACGTTGGGGGTGAGCGCCCCGGTCGTCTCGAAAGCGGCCAGCATACGAGACAGGGTTTCGGGCTCGTTCAACGGCGGGCCGTAGGATTTGTACCGCCAGTAGCGAGGCTGGAACGTCCGCAGGATTTTGCTGTTGAACATGTCATCGAACGCCATGCGTTCCGGCCCGAAAATCTGGTTCTCGGCGGTCTGCATGGAAGCCTGCGCACTCGCCCGGGTGTAGTCCTCGGCGCGACCTGCGTAGATCGGGGGCAGGCGGAAGGACGAACGCACCTTCTGCTGCGACTTCTGGTCGTAGTCCTGAAAGAGGCCGTCCTGCTGGCGCTCGCTGATCATCGGCTTCATGTCGATCTTGGGAGCCGACTGCGCGTGATCGGTGGAGCCCGTCATATCATCGGCGGTGGCTTCCAGCACGATCATGCGGTGCATGGCCTTCTGGCCTTTGAGCGCCGTGATGTAGTTCTCGATGGTTTCGAAGGACTCGGCCGTGAGGGCACCCCCCGAAATCAAGATAGCCATCGCAGGGATGGCGTTCTCGCGGAAGAAATTCAGGTTCACCATTTCGCTTTCGCGGGAACCCAGAATGGACGGCACCTGTCCAAGCCATCGCGGCAGGCCGTAGGTGCTTCCCGGGACATAGTGCCCAAGGCATAGCACTTCCGTGGCTTGGTCCTCGATGCTCAGCGAGGCGTCCACCGCCCCGGTCTTGGGATTGACCGGCCGGGGATCGCCAAACTCCTTGAAGTAGGTTTTCCGACCATCGGCGGCGGACTGCACGTACCGGCAGAAGTGGCGTTTCATCGCCGTCTTGCGGTACTTGACGATGCCGTTGTCCCCCGTCTCAGGCACCAGAACTTCGATCTCGACCGGGGTCTTGTCCTTGGTGGTGCGGCGGATGGTGATCGACGGCAGATGGTCGAACATCGCCACCTTGCCGTTCTGCGCCCGGGTGACTTCGAAGGTCCCGAAGCCGAGAGTCTCCTTGTCCCACCGATGCATTGTGCGCAGTTCTGTAAACGAGAACTCGGCACTGCACCCGGCTATGAAGGCTTCAAGCTCGGCCTTCTCCGCTTGGGCGGCGGGCTTCTTCATGCCGCCTTCCGGACCGACGTACTCCAGCACGCCGCCGTAGCTGTCGATGTTGACAGTGTACGACTCGATGCACTGACGGAGGATGTTGCTGATCTGCACCATGTCCGCGAGCCGCTGCAGATTGTACTGCGGCTGCACGATGGACAAACCTCCGGTACCGCCCGCGGCCAAGTACATTGACGCGAAGGGATCGGTAAGTTGCTGCCCCTTTCTATGGGCTCGCTCCGTCAGAGCGTCGAATGCTTCGGTGCGAGGAGAGGCAGCGATGCTAACAGTTAGCACCCGCCCATTCCGTCGCGTATCCTTGACCACCGCGTTGCGCTTAGGTGGCGTAAGCAATTTGCGAAGTGCCATGTACCCGCCAACAAATTTGTTAGCCGGGATACTATGCCATAGTGGTATCCCCCGTCAACAACTTTCGACGGGCTTTGCAATCGGTTGCAAACTAGCACATTGGCTCTAATTCTGTGTCGTATGCGCAGTAGAGAGGGTGACGTGGCGACCCGTCCTTGGTGAAGCCTAGCGCCATCGGTACGACGCCCTCTGCCCCCATAAGGTCTATGAGCCATTCGCTCCGGGGCATACGATCCATCCCGAGTTTACGGGATACCTTGTCGCAGTGGTGGCCCCACCCGCAGATAGTGACCTTGGCTTGTTTGGCCGCGCGCACGATCCACACGTCGTTGAACTTACCGATAGGATCGGGGGTGACGTACAGGCCCTCGGGATACGTGTCCCGCCATGCGTAGGCGTTGGTCACGATTAGCCCGCCGCACCCCATCCGCCTCGCTCTTTCGCATTGGCGGTGTACCGTGGGATCGTTCTTGAACTCGTCCGCTGTAGACGGGTTCAGCATGCAGCAGTGCAAGAGCGGCAGCGATCCGTCCCATACGATGTACAGAGAGTATCGCCATTTCCGGCACTCCGAAAAATACGCCCTACGATAGCCGCGCATCTAGTGTACTCGGGGGCCGGGTTCGCTGGTGCCCCCTGCGCCCCCGGTGATACCGGCCTGCACAGCCTGCATGATATTGGCCTCAACTACCTGCATGAGTTGAGGTACCAGCAGCGGATTGACTGACCCGGTGTAGCCGACGATGGTCCCGACGTTCCTAGCGTAGATCGCGAGCATTTCGACAATGTCGGGTAGGTTTCCCCCGCGAGCCGCGATGAATTCTTTCTCGGCCTTATCGAGGGCCTCCACGAAAATCCGAGCCTCCGCTGATAGAGGCTTGCTTGTGAATTCCATTTTATCGCCTCCTAGAGAGCGGGTTCCCGCCCATACGAAATACCCACAAGGGGCAAGTCACGTCGTCGCAGAGACGTACTTGCTTGGGTGAGCCTCCCTGACATAGTACACAAAAACCCCGGATGGCGGTACCCCGGTTAACCACGCGGTCCCGGTACGCCTTCTCGGCGGGGAGGCTGGGATCGTGTGCCGTGCGCATCAGCACGAAGATGTCATCCGAAGGTATGGATTTGGGCTCACGATCCCCGTACAGAATTTGCCCCATGATGAGGCGCACCTCGACGGGTATCATTTCCATGACGGCCTTGGGATCGGGACGCCATTGCCTCGGAACGGCCGGTAGAGCGCTGGCCGCAGCGCCCGCACGTATCAATGCCATGTTACGCTCCTACGTCGTCTTTTTCCGCGTCCTCGTTATCGACGCGCTCTTGTTTCAGTTCTTCGGCCAGTTCCTCGGGGATAAGGATTTCCGTAACTGGCGGTGAGAGTGCCCCGCGCACAGGGTTCGTGCCCATGCGAAACGGCCATAGCAGGCAGGTAGTGGACGGGCACCCCTTCACTAGGCTGGGGGCACCGCCCATGCATTTGACGCACTTGGCCCGGATCGACGGCGCTTTGGACTTGATCTTGTCCCGGTACTGCATCGTGACCGCATCCGGGGCTGGCGAATTCGGAGCCTTGTTCACGATATACCGCAGCGTCTCCAGAGGAATATCGTTGGGGTCCTCGCCCCGGAAATGCACCGTCGTGGCGAGGGCTACGATCTCCTGCTCCGCGATGTAGCTGGCGTCCCAATCCTTGGCTTCCTCGGCCGTGTGATACGCCGTCAGGAGTTTCAGGTACCGGTCGACCAACCGCTTGTGTTCCCGAAGCTCAAACTCTCCGAAGCCCAAAGCCTTAAGCTTGGCTTCGCTCCGCAGAGGTAGGTCGCGAAAGAACGGATCGATGGTCATTCGTAAACCCGTGAAAATTCGATGATGTCGCTGGGGACGATTATAGCATGAGAGGAGGAGGGGCCAAACGGAACCGGCAGGACTGCCCCGTTTACGGCGAGTTTCCGCACGGCCATATGGTGATACGCGATGTATTGCACCAGCGCATCATACGAGAAGTCCGACAAGATCGGATCGTCCTTCTGGTAATACTTGTAGGTCGCCAGCAGATAGGTATCCAGTATCACGTTCCAGCTTTTGCAGACGTTTGCAATAAGCTTGAATTCCTTCGGACCGATGCCCTCGATGGCCGCTGCAAAGTAGTACAGCTTGTTGACCATCACGCGCAGGACCGCAGGGCGGGCGCTCCCAACATGGAATTCCCGCCACTCCGATGCCATACGACCGTGCTTCTCCACGAACGAGAGATATTGGTCTAGCGCCCCCGTCAGGCTACGCGGGCGTAATGGCGTTTTCGATAGCAGCCTGCCACTTGGGATCGGGGAGGGAACGGTCGGCGCGGCGAGTATCGCCCCACGTTTTAGCAGAGGCATAGCGGGGCAACTCCGTGCAGGGCACTGGCATGAAGGGGTAATGGGTATGGCGGCGACGGGCCTTGCCCGTTGTGGCCTTAACCTCATCGAACGTGATGTCGTAATACTTGTCGATGGTGAGGTCGGGCCACAGGAGGTTGGGTATCTCCGCGTCGTAGCTGCGGTCAACCCACGGATCGAAGTCCCGCAATTCGTCCGCCACTATCGGCTGCGCGCCGCCCTCTTCGGGAGTTTCCCGCACGATGTAGCAGAGCATTTCATGCTCGCCGGTACGGTTCTTGGGGATGATGTCGATGAATTCGACATCGATCAGTTCGTAAGACTTGACGACGTTAAGCCAGTGGTCCGTGATCTCGCGATGCACGTCCAGATGCTCGGCTACTTCGTGCCCGTAGAAGTAGCGCTCCCCGAATTTATGCCAGAGCCACCTATGGAAGAGACGTACCCCGTCCTCCCATATTTCCCCTTCCGCCTCATCGATCCAAGGCGATGGGCACATGTCGAATGTTTGCATTTTGCTCCTCGATGCTGGTGCGTAAGCATAGCATGAGGGGCCATTTAGCGCAAACGTTAGACTATGTATAAACGCGTCTATTGACCTTTTTTCGATGGACATTGCGGCGAGCTTGGGTGGTCCTGTGCCCGCTCAGCGTGCCGGTTTTCGCGGCCAAGCCCTTGTCGTGCGCATCGTTGGCGGCTTCCCCGGCCGCCCCTGTATTTGCAACCGCTTGCAAAGCCGGGGTGGTGACGCGCTGCGAATTCTGGGAGAGGTCCGACAGGTTGATGTCCGTCGCCCCGCTTATGGTGCCCGCCCAAGAGGCACGACGGCGCAACAGGAACGATACGACGCCGCAGACGCCGTCAGCAACGTCCTTCGATCCGTTGGTAGGATGATCGACCTTTTCCTTGCTGCCGTCTTGCTTCCACTCTAGGCCGACCAGTTCTTGGTTTAGGACCATGTGATGGGGCAGCAGCACCCGCTCCTCGTACAGGGCATCGCGTAGTGACCGATAGCTTTCCACGTCCTCGACCGATTGGTAGTCCGCCTTGAACCCTTCCTTGCGGAGGATTTGGCGACTGTCGATGGATTGGAAGCCGTCGAAGGTGACCCACTCGATGGGATAGTGGTAGGCATCCCGTAGTGTCTTGATGAATTCCCGGACCTTGGCGAATTCGATCTCCCCGCCCGGGGGCTTCACGATGCGGGCGACCAGATCGACGGCGATCATGGGGGCGACGGATCGAGTGACAAGCCCCGTGTTCTTGTCGATACGCTCGATAAGCTTCTGGCCGACGATATGCCCCATGGCTAGTCCGCAGGCATCCCGCTTATGCCCCAAGTCAACGTGGATATGGCGCGGACTGTTGATCAGGTGCCCTTCGGTACGCACCCGGGTGATGTCCAGCACCGGCATGCCAAGCTCAAGGTCGATAGCCTCAAGTCCCTTCATGGGATTGAGGTAGCCCGCCTTTTCACCGTTGTGCATAGCGACGGTGACCATTTCACGGCGGGCGATGAAGGGCCGCTGGGACAGCAGCGTGATACCGCCGAAGTCTCGCAAGCTATCGTCAACGTTCGTCTGGAAGGCCGGAAAGAAGTCCATGGGAACTTCGATGACCCGGCACCCTTCGTCGGGCTGTTCCCACTCTCCGGTTTCGGCGTCTTGCTTTAGGATGCGCGAGCGGACGAAAGCGGTGCCTATCTGCACCTTGAATTTCTCGGGCAGGAAGCTTTCGGCTCCCTTGGCTTCCCACTGCGCCAGCGAGAACACGTAGATATGCGGGTTGGTTCCCCCGCACATGGTCGCCTCGGCCGCTTTCTTCTCGGTGAAGTCGTCCGGGTACTTGGACGACGAAATGAGGAACATGATACCCGGGAGCTTGCCCTTCTTGTTGAAGCGCGATTGACGGCGACGAGTGATAGTCTCGTACATTTGCTTCGCCTGATCGAACGTCCCCTCGTCCGACGCCTGCGAAGATTTCGAGTCCTTGATCTTCTGCATGAAGTTCATTTCATCGAGGATGCCCGCGATGACGTTCATGGAGATAGCGCCGGTCGTTGAGGACGACACCGGCATGATGCTGACGTTCTGCCGCCGGAATACCATCTGCGACGTGACGTACGGATCGTACGGGTACATACTCCGGAAGTACGGGCTGTTACGGAAGATCGGAGCCATTTCCTGAAAGACGGCTTTCTTGGCCGTAGCTAGGCGAATGGACTGGATCGAGATAACCAGCGACGACGCCGAACGCACCCCGTAGGTAGTCTGGGGGTGGCGCATACAGGACAGCTTGTAGACGACGCGCGGAATGTGGATGTTGGCGATGGTCGTCTTGCCGATGCCCAGAGCGCCCTTTAGAACCGCTTCATTGTAAATGTCGTTGTCCAGTTCCATGCACGCCTTGTGCACGCCCGGATAGATTTCGTCCTCTTTCTGCCCGAGATACGTCTCGGTGTACATGAACTCTTCCATGGACACGACGCTACGGCGGTAGGCCGTAATCTCGGTCAAGGCCGTAACGTTCCCGCTCTTCGCGTACGTGTTGCACGCGTCCAGCCACAGATCACGCATCTTCGCGTCGTCAAGACCTTCGGCCTCTTGGCGGATTTGCTGCAGGATCGTGGCGGTCTTCTCGTCCATAGAGAATTCGGTATCGACCGGGGAGACGTGCCCTTCCTCTACCGAACGTAGCAACGCCCGCTTCATAATGAGCGGGCTTTTGTTTGCAACCGTTTGCAGATGCGGCGGGGGCTTCTTCGGCACAAACGAGGGCAGTACCACCCCCGGCGGAAGAATGAGCTTCGGCCGCTTAACTACTATCTGAGTCGCCATGGGTCTTTACCAGTTCACGCGTAAGATTGTGCAGGGCGTCCCCGCCATCGGTTTCACGCCGCAGCTTCTCAAGGTTTTCGGACACGTCCGGGGCGAAACTCTGGTTCATGGCTTTGGCGCTCTGCCCGCCCCCGCCCGCACGCCCTTCGGTCCGCAGGATAACCTCGATAAGCTCCCGGGCCTCCGCTATATCGCGATGCACGTTCTGCACCGGCATATTGGTGGTCTGTTCGAAAGCGTGCGCAATAGCAAGCCGGTCCTTCTGCAGCCGCAAAAGCTGGTGGGCCGTAGACACTCCGTCGAGCGGGGCCAGCTTCGGGCTGATCATCGCGTCCAGCTTACTGCCGGTCCCCTGCTTCTGGATGGCCGCATGGTTTTCCTTACGGAACAGCAGCAGGGCCTTATAGAAGACGTTCTCGTGCACGTCTATAAGACCTTGCTGCGCGTAATGCTTGGCGATAGCAAGCGGGGCAACGCCTTCGGCCAGATTGTGTATGATGTCCTTCAACGACGTGTGGTCCGCTACAAGCTTGCGGTAGTACCGCTCTTGGGCTTGTTTCTGGTACCCCGGCGTCCCCGGCTTAAGGGACACCATCACGCGGCGAGGCGGACGCAGTCTGATCTTCTGGCGAAGCATAGTCATAACGCGCTACTTGCCTTTCTTCAACGGCACCTTAGAGGGCAGCGAAGCGGCGACCACCTTCTCCAGCCCCGCCACGATCAACTGCCCCATCTTGGTGTTGTCGCCCCGGCACTGCGTAGCCGCCGACTGCAGCTTGGCCCATAGCTCCGGGGTCATGTCCACCTTCATGTGGTCCTTGCCGCCCCGGGAGAAGATCAGGAAGCCGTGGGCGAGGTCGGAGCCGTGTTCCTTCATAATCTGGCTGATAACCCCCGAGAGGTCGTCAACAGACGTGATCGTTTCCTTGGCTTCGTCCAGCTTCTTCTTGGCCGCAGGCGGCAGATTAGCCGACACCGCCTTGTAGAGGTGCTGGAACGCCTTGTCGTTCGTGATGCCCATTTGCATCTTGACGACCGATGCGTCGAGGCCGGTCTTGATCACCTCGTCGTAGAGCTTGGTGAACTTCTGGGGATTGACCGAGCCCCGCAGTTGGTTCCGCCGCACAAGCTCCAGCTTGCGCTTCATGTCATCCCAATTGGAATGAATTTTGGACGGTACCCCGGGTAGGCCGAGCATCTTCGCGGCCTTGGCCCTGTGATGCCCCGAGACGATGATGTACTTGCCCTGCAAGGTCGGGTCCGCGCCGACATACGGGACCACGATGATGTTCTCATCGAAGCCGTCGCGCTTCATGCCCTCAAGGACTTGGTCGAAAGTCGTGTCGTCCTGCTCGTTGGGGTTCTCGGGCGACGCTACGAGAAGGTCATGCGGAATGTCGAAAAGCTGCAGCACGTTGGACGGCTGCAGCGCGACGGCGGGAGGCTTTGCAACCGGTTGCAGAACCCCCGTAGCGGGCCGTTTAGCCGGGTTTTTTGAGGGGCTTCCGCCCGGGGCGGCCGGTGGGGGCGTTCCCGGTGCTTGGCGCAGCAATCGGGGCTGAAAGCCGATTTTGTTGCCCGGTGTTACGGGGGGCAACAGCGTACCGGAGCTTGGCTTTACTAGAGGCATTAGGTTCCTCGATTAAGTTTTCATCGTCGGTTAGCGGAATAATCGGGCGAGACGCCTGCCGGGGCAGGTAGTCACGCTCGAAAATATCCCGTCGTACAAAGTACGGGTCCGGGCCTTCGCATACATCGATGTACCCGGCCTTGCGCATAGTGTGGTGGATCGCACCAAAGGCATAGGTGAACGTTGTGCGGATGGACATGTCCCCGATGGAGACGCCCATATACCCTTGCTTGCGCAGGAAGTCCACAACATCCTGCATTTTGTAGCGTTCGCCTTGAAGCTCCTCGCAGAACCGGATGACCGCCCCCGAAGTCTTGAACCGGTCGAGGTGCGACTGCGCCGCGTCGGTGATCGATTTGCAAACGAGTGCAATCGTGTTCTTGGCGTCGTACTTGGCCCGGATTTCTTCGCGGAACGGAAGGACCATGCGGCGGGCTTCTTCCTTGTTCTCACGTATCCAATTCAGGTGCCCGATAAGTGCGCCCTTATCTTTTGGAGCAATAACCCACGGCCAGTCTTTGAAAAAGGATTGCTGAAAGTCTGCAACCGGCATGACTCCGGGTAGTCCCATGTAGATGGCCTCGAAAATACCCGTGGGGTGGTCGAGGTGGGACATGGGACAAACAAACGAATGGTACCCGCGAAGCTGGCGGATAAAGTTAGCTCGATTGTTACCCTCAAGTATTCGGAACTGGCGTCCGAGACTATCAAATGGGAAACCGATCTTAGCAAGCTTCGACCGCATAGGTCCGCCCAATGCTCCCGAAAGCGAAACAGTGAGTCTGACATCGTCCATTCCTGCCTTAAAGAGATAGTCGAACCAAGGTAGGTATTCGATGTAGCTAACACCGAAAATGCGACCAATGCTGACGACCTGATAACCCGGTTCGTGCCGCCACCTGTCTGGATCGTAAAGGGCGTCGAGTTGGTCGCACTCGATACCGGCCGGGATAACCGTAGCCTGCTCGCGTGCGAACTTATCGACAAGGGATGTGCGCATGTAATCGAGCATCCCCGCCGTCACTTCCTCGCGGTTGTGATTGGACAGGAACACCGTCGCCTCGCTGGCGATGTATCCCATGCATTGCTCAAGCCAGTAGGCTTCCCCGGTGTTCTGCCGCTTCCGGGTTTGGGGGAACTCTTCGAGGATTACTACGGGAAGCCCGTAACCCTTGTCAGTATAGTTCCCACCATTGTCGTGAAAGCGTGGTGGCTCCAGCAGCCGCTTATAATGTAGAGCCAGCGAGGTTCGTGAAGTAACCAGCACATCGATATGATACTTGCCACCCACCCGGTTAAAAAGATTGAAAAACTGATCAGTGATAAGACCATCCACCACAAATTGGTCTTGAATGGCCGTCGTTCGGATGATGCCGACGTTGGGGTGGTTCTCGATTTCGTCCGGGACGTATTTGCTTTCATCGGGCACGCACCAATAAACGTAATGCCCGTCCTTGACCAATTCACGGACGAGCGTCACGTACTTGCGATAGGTGGAGGACCCGGACAGATTGGATATCTGCACATAGACGGGGTCGATCAGGATACGGAGACGAGGACTATACATCCTAAATCTCCAGCGGCAGGAGGTGGACTTCCTTTTTGAGGGTCATCGCGTCAGCGAGTACCGCCCCGAGCGGGCCGTTGGGTATGCCGTCCCAGAACACGATCAGCCGGTGCGACCGCTCGATGATGGCGACGTTGCGCGACTTGAAGGCGTGGGCTCGCTCCCCGCCATGCGCAGCAAAGTTGGGCCGGATGGTGGAGTACGGGACGTTGCGGTCCTTGGCCCAATCCTCCGCGAATTTCTCAACGCCAAGACCGCCCCCGAGAATGAGGCCGTCTATGTCGCGAAAAGCATCCAGTTGCTTCGCGATGTATTCGAAATTGTCGTAAGGGACGAGCCCGTTGTCTTCGGACTTTGCGGAGCCTGCAAGCCTGAGTGCTTGCGGCATTACGTCTCTTGGGCCGAACACACCGTAAATCATGGGAGTCCTTGTTAAGTTTAGGACTCCACTGTGTATTCGACATCCGTAATTGTCAAGTCTTTTGATACAACGTCGCTAACAGCGCGACGGCGGATAGCGAACGCTTCCGTGGGGCGCGGAACCCGCACTGTGGTGGTGGAAGTTGCAACCGTTTGCAAAATGCCCCGGGAGGCATTAGCGGCCTCGTGAGGCGTTTGTCCTACGATCTCGCAACGGCCCAAGCTGTACTCGCCGTATTCGTTGACCCGGATTTCGAAGCTGACTTTGATCTGGTCCCGGCCGTGGGCAGTCTCGCCTTCCTTAACCCGGGTGTAGACCTTGCCGCTGCGTTGGTATCTCGGCGGCAGGAGGCGCATCTGCCCCGTGGGCACGAGCAGCCCCTCGTTTACCATTTCGGTGACGCGGGCCATGGCGATATGGTGCGGCCATTTCAGGGCGTCCCGCAACTCGGCGGCGGTCATACCCCGTTCATCGGCCTTAGCCAATTCGAAGTAGGTCCAGATATCGCGGTGCTGGGTGTTGCCCCGCAAAAGAGGATGGGGGCCTCGTGCCGGGGGTTTTGTAAGAGCGTTTTGCATAGAGGTAGTGTACGCTCGCTAGCCTTTCCCCGCAAGGCGGCTAACTAGGAATTCGCGTAGTCATCCCCGAGCTTATCGCGCAGAGTTTTCTCGATCCAGTCGAACGCCTCGTCTTGATTGGCCGTCACGAAGGTATTGAGCCCGAACTTGTCGAACTTGACATCGAAGTCCGAGAGGAATTTGACCTCCCATTCGGTGAGGCAGTCTTTGTTGGCTAGACCGTTAGCCACCACTCTCCGGTAATTCTGGTACTGCTGCTGTAGTATCATTTGTCTGCAACCGTTTGCAAAGTGGGGCGTTTATGGTGTAAGCATACTATCGCGGCACTATCCGCGCAACCTCTACCATAACTAGGAGAGATCAAGATGGCAGCCAAGGCTAAGACTACCAAGACGCCGCCTCCGACGGGCGACGATACCACCACTACCGACCCCACGACGGAACAGAACGGCACGGAGCAGTCCAGCGAAGGCGACGATACCAAGCAGGACGGAGATACCCCGCCCGCGCCGGACGAGAGCCAGTCGAGCAGCACCGAAGGGCAGGACCCGTCGCCGCCCCCGCCGCCCGAGCCGGAACAGCCTGTCGAGGCCGCCCCTGCGGTCGAGGTCGTGGAAACGGTGGCAGTCGCCGCCCCGGAACCGGTCTACCTCGCGTACCAGAGCAACGTCGCCGGGCTCGCGCCGGGCACCCACTACTACGCCCACTGGCTGCACGATCCCCGCAACACGGATCAGCAGCGGCACGTCGAGCAGATCGCGGTCGACCTCGCCAGCGGTGCCATCCAGCGGCGCGGCCTCCCGGCCTCCTACTGGAATTCGGTGGTCGGCAACGCCAATGCGGTCCCGCCCGTCTACCGGCGCGGCGATGGTGAGCCGGACTCGTTCGTCCGATAGCTTTTGCAAGCGATTGCAAAGAGAAAGCGGCCCCCGTTAGGAGGCCGCTTTTTCATGTCCGCTGCGCAAGATGCGGGTGGGCTATGTCGAACAGAGCAGCCCGGATAGCGGTCCGTTTATCCACGAACTCTTCATAAGCCCGGTATATCATACCGTACTCAAGATTGGACATAGGAGCTTCGAAGTGGTGATCGCAGAGACGCTGGCGCTGATATCTCAGCCCCTTCTCTATTACCGCCAATTGGGCTTCTAGCCGTTGCTCCTGTTTCTTGGTTTCCGTGTTGGCCGATACGCTACTCATAGACCCCCGCTAATTTGGTCGTAGTGCCCTCGCCTTGGCGACGTTCTGGCGGGCCGCACCGATGTAGGTTTCGCAGGCTTCAACGATAGCCGCGTCCCCGATGCCCGCCATAACGGCCATGTGAACCGCCCCCCGCTGCAGCGCGACCGCTACATGGGAATAGTCTATCCTGCGTGCCGCTGCGGCATGCATGAATTCGTTAAGGCTATCTTCCAGAAATTGCTGGTCGATGGCGCTGCAAACTACGAATTGATCCGGCATTTTTACCCCGTGGTTGTACCGCCGGTAGTTTACCCCGGACCCTGCCTTTCGGCTAGAGGGAAGTGTCGCCGACCTGCAGCTTTTCGACAATCTGCGTGAGCTTGTCTCGCAGCGGGGCCACGAGCCCATCGGGGTCCAGCGCCGTCACCCGGAACATCGGCCGAATGGCATCGTGCACGAAGTGCACTTCGATGGCGTGACAGTCCTTCTCGTTGGCCTGCACGTTCGTCTCGGGCGTGAAATACTGTAGCTCCAGCGAGTTGACCGCTTGCGAGCCGAGGATGCTGACGACGGGAGCAGCCACTTCGATCATAAAGTGGCGAGTCAGGTGGGGGACGGGCATGGCGTTGATGCTGTCGGGCATTTTGTACTCGTTTGCAAAAGTTACAGTGGCAGCTTGCGCTGGTAAAGATAGCTTGCGAGTTTTTCTGCAACGAGGGAGCCCAACCTCTCTCGCACCTCGTCAAACACAGGAACGGCCGCATCCCGCACTTCTTGGTGAAATTCAGGCGTCAGTAGATGCGCCTGCCCCGGCAAGTCCAGAGTTATCTGGATCGAGGGGAAGTATATCGTCGCGGTGTTGTTGTCGTCGGCCATGGTTTCCTCGCTAAGACTCTGATAATACAAGGAAAAAGCGGGGCTTTTCAACCCCGCTTACCGTCAGTCGCCCCGGAACGTTTTGTGTATCTTGTTCTTGCTTTTGCGAGGGGGATTTTGGAACCGGTCCTCTATGGCGGTAAGCATGCCATCGTCCCACCGCTGGCGAGCGATAGCCGTGTCCATCGCCGCTTCCTCCCTCCCCGCCTCTGTCCGGAAATTCCTCCGCACTGCGTGCATGTACGGATTGTCCCGAAACAGCTTGCCCGCTTTCTGGGCATCGTAGCCATCCGCGAACGGATCGATAAAGTTATCCTTAACATCGGCCATTAGGTTTAGCTCCATCGCTGGTGGAGATTAGTCGTCGTCTGTCCAATTGACATCGTGAAAGTCGAACGCCTCCGGGGTCCCCCGGGACGGCCTACAGAAAATCCTTTCCATTTTATGGCCTATACCCACGAACGGATTGTGACCCGCCACGTAGTCGGTGTCCAGCACAAAAGAAGGATGGCCCAACGCTTTGTCGAAGTATTCCGTGGGAAATACGTCAACATGCAAAGACTCGTCCCCTATCGTGATGCGCAAGATTGCGTAGCTACGCTGCAGACGCAACTCGCCTAGTTCTATGACCAAGTCCGGGACGAATTTGAACAGCCCCGCGTGGTGCCCCGTACCGTGCAGCGCCCGAGCGCGGCCTTGGGCGATGGCTACCCCTTTAGGCTTGGAGCCTTCGGCCGCAAAGCGGTAGACCATCCGGGCACTTTCTACGTCGCCCATTTCCTCGTACCAGCTATTCCAGCGTCTATTGAATACCTTCTTGAACAGATCGTCCAGATTGCTGCCCGGCTTAGCGGCTGGCACATCTGGAACAGGGGGCATGGCTGCAAGACGCGCCTCTTGCGAAAGAGGCGGCGGCTCTATCTGCAGGGGTACAACCCGCTTGCGCAGAATGTGGATGGTTCTCTTAGGGCGGAACATGGCTACCTCCCCGGCCGTACCAGCTTGAAGCGGGGCCTTAGTTTGGGGGCAGGCCGGTCGCGGGCGTCATACAGGTCCGCAGG